TATTCCTGTAGCGACTTGATGCTTTTACCTTTGATAACAAAGTCAAAATCAAAGATTCCTTCTCTGTCCTCAACACCGAATGATGCTTTGGCCCAGAACTGAAAGCTTTCTTGAGGGAAGACGCTTTCTTTCTCAGTAGCAAAGATTGATTCTCCTGCTGCTGCCCAGACTCCCGGCTCTCCATCGGAATCCTTAGAGAGCTGAATAAAACCAGAGCCTGTGCCGTCCACATAGACAGACATTTCTCTCAAGACAGTATCGCCAGTGTTAAAGGCGTAAATCTTAATTGATTGGCCGTCTCCAGAGGTGGGATCGCCAAGATCAAAATCTGCCAGAGCGATTCTTTCTACAGGCTCGGACATTTCTTGGTCGTGAAAAAGCTGTACTTCAGCCGACATCTTCTTCCTCAACAGACTGAATTAGACCAGTTTCAGGGTCGCGCCTAACGACCTTTTTCCCAGTTTTAGGCGCTTGAACAGTCACGTTGATAATAGGTTGAGGAAGATTGGAAGCGATTTTCTGGGCCATCTCGACAGGGTTCACATTAAAACCTTGATCTGATTGATCTAAATCGTCCCAGTCTTCAGCAAAAAATAGATCGTCCGTGACCCAATTGTTTGATTCAGACATCTCAGTTTGCTTAGCGTCTGCTTCAGCCATAATTTCTTCACTAAATTTCTTAGTGAAAAAAGTCTTTACGTCTTGCTCTGAGTGGCCCATTGACTTAAGACGAAGAGAAACTTGGGCAATCGAATCAGAATCCATTGAGCGCAGTAGACGGCGCAAGTAACCTCGAGGGGCAGAGACGCGCAACTTGCGGCGACCGCGCTTCAAAGGCCCTTGTGTGCGCAGGTGATTATCAAGCAAGTCAATCAGATCATTCTGTCTGTGTTCAAGTGTCATATCCAGAAAGTTTTGTACGTCTACTTTCGATGGATCTTTCGCTCGACCGGCAACAAACTCACGAATATCGCCCTCAGTTGGGGTGTCGTACTCGCGAGCAGCCTCTCTAACAGCGTCCATCATCCTCATTTTCTCTGTCCTTGCTGCCGGTGAAACGTCACCTTCCTGAGACTTTGACTCTTTTGCCGGAGTGTCAACGACTACAGCAGCAGGGGCTTCTGCGAGTCGTACTCCTTTTTCACTAAAGAAAACAGGCATTACTGAATCTCGTCAAGAATAGATTTGATGATCTTCTTTTCAACCTCTGGGTCAATACCATCGCTCAAGCTGAGAGTCATAGTCTCTTCGTCCCAGACGGCGCCACCGGACACATCTTGATCGCGCTCGATCTCAAAATTAGATGGAAGTGCTTTCCAAGCAACCATTCTGTTCGGGGCGAATATTACTTTCCGCGCCTCTTCGATGATGAACATTGTTCCGTCAAGGTCTGAGCCTTCTTCAATCGCTACAAGAATGTTTGCGCCTTCAGACTTGGCCGATAGAAATGCTTCCTCGTTATGAAGATTTCTAATAACTTTTACAGCGTCAGAAGCGGAATGCCAATCGGCAAAGTCAGCAAAATGCTTGCGAGCAGCATCTGCTTCGTAATCCACAAGATAGTTGCTGACTTCTGAGCGAACAGTTTCTGTCGTCCTGGAAACAACATCAACTGATTCCTGCTTGGCCCAATCATCTACTTCAGAAGATGCTCCCGAAAGAATCAAACGAATATCTTCAACAGCAGAAACGATCCCGCTGTTGTCTAGGCCGTTATCTAGATCACTAATGTAAAACTCATACTGACTTTCATAGAAGTCAGTCAAGCGCGACTTCAGATCACGAGCCGCAATACGAGCTTGCTTGCTCGAGAAATGTGCGGTGTCAGGAAGAGAGCTAATGAAATCTGAGTCAGAATCCGAAAGGTAAATAACTTCTTTCGGCTGGATGTAAGAGAAGCCATTGCTAGAAGGAACAGTCCCGACTTGCTGGCCGGGTACAGGTGCAACTTCTCCAACACCGGCAGCAGACTGCTGGCTGGCAAGTTCCTGATCTCGCCTATTTTGCTCTGCCCAAGGAACAATTGGCGTTCCGCGATCTTCAAGAACTTTCTGAAGATCTACCAATTTAATAATTTCCTTAGCGCCTGCTTCTTGCTGGCCAAGTAGTTGAACTAGCTGACGCATGAATTCTGTGTCCTCGTCGGCAAACCCTTGAATTATAATTTCCGCTGCTCCGCCAGCAGCAGCAAATTCAGGGTAGTTGACTGCGATCCATTGCGGGATCATGTAGCGGTTAATATTTTCTTGAATCTGCGCCGAAAGAACAGCCTGAGATTCGGTGAAAGAGTCACTCATCTCGGCGGCGACATTGCGACTTGAAGTTCCTCCGCCGCCTTCAATTAATGATTGTTCTGGAATAAATAAGGCCCGAAGCTTCATAATATCCAAGTATGAAAAACTATTATCAAATGGATCGAAATTAATTGCGTCCTTAGTAAATTCTAATTCCCATTGACGAAGCGTTCCTCTTCCGTTAGCGTCCTCATAAGGCTCTGAAGGCAAAGCGATAACGCCGCCAGAACGCATACGCGAACCCATTTCTAGCGCGTACTCTTGATACGAAGTTTCAATTCCAGTTAGTGGGTCTTGGAAATAACCCTCTGGGTATCGGACAATAACTGACGGATCTGCTTTCCGTTCAAAGGCACGATCAGCAATGGCCCAGCGGAACCAATAACTCCACCAAAAGCGATACGCATATCCGAGACGCGGATATCCAAAGATGCTGCCGAAAGCAGCTTCCTTCTCGTTAGTTACCCAGAGAGAATGGTCAAGGTCAATTTTATATGTGCTGTCCTGGTTCGATCCGCCCGAACCACCTGAAGTTGTGATACCAAGCGCAGTGTTCGCGTCAGAAGGAGAATAAAGAATTCCATCGAACTCGCCATCGTTATTCCATTGAGGCTCAACGCCTTCAGGACGAAGGGAGATAAATTGCTTCCAAGCAATAGGGTCAATGCTGCCGCTTGACCAAATAGGTTTTTCTACTTGCTCGCCGCTTGTCGGATTAATTTCAACGTAAGTGCCTACTGGCTGGCGGAATTCAAAGCGCTTAGCAATTGCTTGAAACCCAAAGTCCAGCATGTTTGTATTTTGTAGTACAAAGCTTGGGTAAATACGGCGCAAATCGTGATCCAGATGTGCTGCAATTTGTGCATTTGGCCCCTTGCTATCTTTTGCGTTAATAAACCACTTAGCACGAATGTGAGGGGTCTTAATAAAGCTAAGGCCAAAGCCGAGCATTGCATCACGACGCATCTGGCGCAATTTTGAAAGAGGAATTCTCTCTACTTCATAAGGACTGCCGAGCTGGTCAGAAACTTCTTTCCAGTTACCAAAGATAGATTGAACTCGGCTCGATGGGGCTACTTCTTTTTTGCCTACTGCTCCCCTTACGCGAGCAGCTTCTTCTGGCGTAATAGCGCTTACTGGGGCGCCATTACTTTTGGCGCCGCCGCCCTTTGAACTTGCTGGAACATTTGTCACTTAAAGTCTCTCATTTCTTAACCCGAGTTACAGGTTCACCTAGGCTTTTGCGCCAATTATCATAATCATCAGTCTGCCCTTTGAATCCTACTGGAGTTGGGCCTGCTGAACCTGTTTTACTGATTGTTGCTTGACGAGGTATGGTTTTAGCTGCGGGCAAATTGCCGGATATGCTTAGAGCGCGTTGCTTTATCTTCTTAATGTTAGCGACGGCGTACCTAAAATTGGACATACAGTTAGAACTTCTGACACTATCGGCAAAAAATTCATGGGCGCCATCAACTGTCAAGTCATAAACAGTTTCATTAGACACTTTTCTTACCGACACCACAGGAACGAGAACAATATTTTCTGGGAACGTATTTGTTGCACTTAAATTCGCTTCCGCATCGCTCGCAATTCCTGATTTCGTCATCAACGCCAGCCGCCCTTCTGTGTGCAGATTTGCAGGCATTTGAACAGAATCTTGCTCTTCCAGACGGAGAAGTGTCTCCAAACTCATCTGCACACCAAACGCACGACTTTTGGAGTGGGTTTTGCTTAAGCGATTCGTGATATTTTCGATTTCCAATCGAGGCTTTGATTCTAGTTTCTGAATTGAGAAGATTTTCTGTGTGATTTTTTGGCCTAATCTTATCGAGATGATTTTTTCTTTTCTCGCTGCACGGTTGACCTTTATGAATCTCAATGTGTTCTTCTCTGGTAAGACAAATAAGATTTTCAACATTGTTGTTGAGCGAGTCAAAGTCTGCGTGATGTATGTGGCAGCCCTCTGGAATATCGCCATTTTCTGCTTTCCAGACTTCTCTGTGTAAAGACTCAATCCCGAGATAAGCTTCTTGAATCCAAGGTCTGTAGTAGATGCGAGATGATTCATCTTTGGCTTTTGGGTAACGCCGAAACCAAATTCCTCTGAATTCGATGACTTCTGCTTTGCCTCTTGTGAAAGTTTCCATACTTGATCATTGTATCGGATATCAGAGGTATCAACCCAACCTTTTCCTTCTATCCACCAAGGATGATCGCCAGTAGATTTAAGTGAAGTTCCGTCAGCTAACTCAATCTCATATACATCTTGATTAAATCTTGTAATGCCAGCAGCAGTTACTTGATGGGGGCCAAAAACAGTATTGACGAACTGACCGACCTGAACATCTTCAATTGAAATATCGCCATCAACAGTGTTGACAATCGTTCCCGCTGGCAGGCAGTGGTTAAATTTATCGATTTGGCTACCTGTACGCGGATCAGCCCGCCAAGCCTTGATCTCTCTGACAAACATTGGGCAGGCTTCACCGTCAACAACAAAGAGGTCATCGTCAAACATTGAACGAACAGATTTAATGTGCTCGTCAAATTCTCTTGTTGCGTGCCACTTAGTCGGAAGACCCATTGCTTTCCAATCCATTCTGGCGGCCTTGCCCTGCGGGTCTGCAAATCTCTCGTAAACACGGAAACTATTGTGCTTGATAGCCCATCTTTTTTCTCTTTCTTGAACAAGCTTTCCTAATTGCTCATTGCCAATCTCAGAAATATAAATCTCGCCAAAACAAACTAGAGTCCCTTCCTTCAGGCGGCGCGTAATGATTTTATCTTCTGGGTGGTTCCAAATTTCAACATCAACTTCAAAAGCTAGAAGCTGATACCAATTAACAGCGTGGGGATTAGTGTTGCCTGACCACACGGGCTTGCCATTGCGTCGAACATAAACCGTGTGGTGTTCAGGCAAATGGACGCAATAAACTTTACCCATATTCCATTCAGCAGAATTTACCTCAGACTTTACAGGCTTTTGCAAAGGCTTAGAGGCAATTTGCGGTTCTAGCCGTTTCTCAATAAAACTCACAATGTACTGCGGCAATCTTGCATTGATCTTGCGCCCGTCAATGATGGAATCGCGTGGTTCACGCATAGAAATTGTTGCTGCGCTTCCGGCGTACATGGTAATTTCCTGAAGATCATCAGCCAATTGCTTTGACCCTGTATAAATGCGCTTACTGTGATCGCGTTCGCCATCATTATCGATGTGGCCGTCGCCTCTCATATGCCAATCTAGATAAATCTTTAGCAAGCTTGCGTCCCACTGCTTCATATCATCGGGCAAGAATTTTTCACCAGCCTTGCCAAACTGCGCGAAATATGCGTAAAGGCGCGGATCACAAATCTTCAATTGTCCACGCTTAGGCTCGTAGCTGATGTGATCCAGAACTTTGAAATAACGCCCAGCAATACGCTTAATCTGCGTAATATTCTCGCGGTTGTAATGCGTAAACCCAACATCGCCCGACTGACGACGCTCACCGTGTTTGTTCTTTCCAAGGTGGGTGTGACCCTCGGCCATCCAAAAGCCTAAAAGCGCAGCCCAATCTTCGGGATCAATGATTACGTCAGGTAGAACACGACCGTCTGCTGCGGTAATGCCAGAGAGAACAAATGGAGCAAGCACTGCGTCTTCGCGACCCTTGCTGGTTCTGGTAACGCGCAGTCCATCTCCACGTTCGCCAATGCTGTCGGAACGAATGATTCGCCAATCATCGCGACCCTTGCCGCGTAATGGCGCCACAAGCATATTGTGATCAGCACTAACTAAAAGATCCACGGAACGGTTTTCATATCGCTCCATGACCCCGCCGTACTCCTTCTTCACAACGGCTTCAGGCTTCTGAAAAATAACTTTATGCGTCTCGATATTCAGTGAAGCAAATTTGTCCTCTTCGGCTATTTCAGGAAAAGGAATCCAGCCTCGATCCGTAAGCACCTCTGTCTGTTCGTCATAGCAGCCGCCCCAATCAACTGAAAGAAAAATAGGGCCATTTGCAGGATCTACTTCAAAGTTTCTAATGCAATGTCTGTCATCGCGCCATTGAGAAACGTAATGGTGGTGCATTTCTGGCTTAGCGCAGAGCTGCTGCACTTCAAAAGTTACGCGGTCATTCTCGGTGAACTGTTTAACAAGATCGCTGTATGGCTGCCAGCCACGAGATTTATAAAAGTCGCCATTGCAAACATCGCGTAAAAGTCTTGGCGAACCGTCCTCCCATTCACCTTTACGAATGTTGTCGCATGGGCATCTAATTTCTTCAGCTAAGTCTGGATTCGCAATCTGACAATTCTTTTGTTGGCTTGCGGTTTCCTTAATACACCAGATATACAGCTTGCGAGGAGGCTTATAGCCCTCTGCAATCGCCTTTTCAATCTCGTCAATTAATTCTTGGACGCGACCAGACGGGCCTTTACGAGTTGATGTCGCAATGTCTTGCGGGCTAGCAATCGTCCCGTTCTTAATCTTCTTTGAGATCGTCATGTTGCGACTGTTATGAGTAACGATAAAATCATTTGTCAAATAAGTGCTGTCGGCGTTATCAACGCCAATGCAACGTACTTTTGTTTTTCTGCTTGGTTTAATAGATTTAATACTGGGGTCAAGAGTTCTTTGTCGCATTGCCATTTTTTCTACTTTACGCGGAAGCGTAAAAGGCATCGTGAAATCAACAAATGAAATGTCAAGCGTGTAAAGAATTCCCTTAGACCACTCACTGTTAAAGTTTTTCTGTCGCAAAATTGCCCTGCCGCCAAGACTAAAAACAATCTCTCTGAGATCTAGCGCAAGTTGTTTAGAAACAGTTGCGTATTGACCAACGCAATTGTCTTGCATCGCGCACCCATCAGTATCCATTAGCCCGCGAATAATTTCTAAACGGTCTTTGGCCGACGAAAACTTATAGAGATCAGGAATAAATTTGTCGTGACTTTTTTTGCTTTCTAATCCAATCGAGTCGATGACAGATTTAAATGTTCTGTCAGATCCAGATCTAACAATATTGTGATTGGCATATTTGCCAGCAACACAAGAAGAAACTCTGTATTCATCTAAGAAGCTGTCAACTCGCTGAACAATGTGGTCGTCTACAGAACGAAAAGCGATATTTTTCCCAAGATATCCATCACCTAGCAAAACGCCTAAAACATATGGATGAATAGGAAGTTCAGAATATGAAAATTCAACAGGTTGATTGGCGGGAACTCCATAACGGTATTGGCCTATTATTTTTGTTCCATTTTCAATCATTTCTGATGTTCTTACTGTTTTCCAAACGCCTCTCCGTCGTTGAGAACCACCGGCAACAGTCCAAAGGTGGTCTGCACAACATTCTGTTGATCTTCCGTCAGTGAGCGTCACTCGGTAAACATCACGTTCTCCATAGTCCATGACTTTAATTACTTTTGTTGGCATACCATCGCGCCCGTAAACAAAATCTCCCAAACGCAAATCGCCCATCGCTTTATGACCAGTCGGCGTTGGAATTAAAGTGTCTAATGGTTGTGACTCAAGCCAAGTGTCATCGCGCATAAGCTCAATCTCGTCAGCGTGAGCAATCTGCGGGTGTGGCCCGTTCACGGCCTCGGGCGTGCTACCCAGCACTTCAATCTTTGATCCATTAGCAAAGACTGTTTCACGCATCAGAGAAGAAACAATCTCGGGCTTTTTATTGCCCTTATCATCAAACACCCAATGCTTCAGGTGGGCATAAGCGCGGAATGACTGAGCTTCGATGGCCCCGAAAGTACAGCTTTCAATCCCAGGCTTGAAGCGGGCGTTAATCCAATGGAGAACGGCTACAAGGAAGGTCTTGCTGCCACCACGATTTGCAACTGCCAACGCCGCGTCAACGCGATCAAAATAAAGATCTGCAAGAAAAGTAAATGGGGCGACATGGTTCTCGCAAACAGCAGTTCGCGGAACGTCAATGCCAAGTTCGTAAATCAACCATTCATGTAGTTCATCATCGTTTTGAGGGCCATTTTCATTTAGTTGTTTTTCAAGTTGCTCTTGAGCTGACAACATCTCTTTAAGCTCATCGTCCGAAAGATTGCCGAGAATCTCGAGCATTTTTTCTGATTCGTTTTTACTCATCAATGTCGATCTCTACAGCTTCGCCTTCAATCGTGTTGTACTCTTCAATTTGCTTACGAATTACTGTTGCGGTAGGCCCTTGAGTGAGCTTCTTGGAAAGCATCTCGATTAGTTCTTCTCGAGAATGCTGTGACGATTCGTGTGCTTCTTCTTGTATCTCAAGCCTTCCATGCTGAACAGCAATTTCTACCCAAGCTTGTGCGCCCTTAAGACGAACTGACATTGGTTGATTGGGGTCAATCGCATCCTTAAATACTTCAATGATCTGCCTTGCTGTGCGATCTACCTCGGCGGCCTCAGCAACCTTCTTAGAAATGCGCTTACTTTTCCTAGGGGTATTGCCGCCCTTAGCGCCAAAATCAGCGCCGCCCAGCTTGCCATCAGCATGACGCTGCTTAGCTAAGTCAGATAACTTTTGCCGTGATTCTGGCGAAAAGTTCTTTTTTGGTTTATCGGCCACTAGATAATTTTACACATTGTATGTTATTTATACAAGTCTGGGTAGATCTCCCACAAGGCAGTGTTGCCCTCACGGGTAATTGCGACATCAACAGTGTGAAGAGGAATCATCGCAATAACTCTCTCTTTGCCTCTCTTATCAATTTCTTTTCCACTTCTCCAGCGATGAATAGACCTTACGTTGGCGTCAACAGCTAATGCAAAACTTTCTATAGAGCCATAAACTTCTATTTTGCTTTCAATCCATTGCTGAAAAGGCTTTATCTCAATCAAATCACTGTCAGTGCTGCGCTTGTAGTTTGATTGTTTGACTTTTTTCCTTACTGCCGCACCGCGTTCTCTACGCTTTTGCTCTGCGTAAAACCTTTGATTCTCTCTATAGCGCTCGGCCCATACTGGATCTTCTTTGAGCTTTTTTCTTTGCCATTCATTCCTGGACTTCCTGCGCCTAGCGGATCTTTCTTCAGCTAAGCAACTCTTATAAACGAGAGGCGCATAAGGCTTGTCTCTGCCATTTCTTTTGGCATTGCTTACGCGCCCATTTATTCTCTCACAAGTCCGGCAAATATTACGAAAGTATTGAGGCTCTTCGCGCACCGTTGGGTCTTTCCATTGAGCCACACAGAAATCAACCAAGTGCCGCCATTTTTTGCACTGGCTACAAGTGCGACGACCGCATGAGACACCTCTACGTTTATTCTTTTTGTCTTCCGGCTTAAGCTTGGGTGCCTTCTTCATCTGCAATCTGTAGAGCCTGCTGTATTGTTGACATTTTTCGCAGGTATTAAATCCTTCTTTAGGCTCTCCTTTTTTGCAACGTGAGCATGAGTTACTCAACGGTAAACTCCTTTATCTTAATTACTGTCTTAGGCCATTCTCCCCAATGGCGAATAACAGTTGCTTTAGCAATTTGAACATCATCCTTATATGCCTGTGAGTTTAAGGCGTCCATCACTAATTTTAGTGCGTTGTCAACGTCAGGCTTTTTATTTCTTGGAAGAGGGTGCCTTAGCCCCTCCGAAGAAAGGCCGCCGCTTTTCTTGAAATGAGATTGCGGCCTCTGCACAAAGAGTTCTACCACAATTTCAAGGGCAGCGTCCGGCATCCTTTGTTCGCCAGCCTCTCTCCAAGCTTGACGTATCTCTCTTTCCGCCAATACTGTTCCTTTTGGCGTAAAGGTGTGTCCTGTTTTAAGAACAAACGGCCTTCCCTTACCAGTTGGGTTGCCGTGTACCTCGATATTGATTTCTTCCATAGTCATAAGACTAACCACAAGCGCCGACAGCGGTTAGTCTTATGACGGACATCAGATAAATCACCTCTGAAATATCGGAGCGCCTAAGAAAAATCTTAGATTAAATTCCAGCTCCAATTAGCCAGTTTAATTAATGCATGAATGTAAACAGGCGCAGTTACAGCCAAGAAACAAAGCGTTATTGTGCCGCCTAAAAATCCAGCAATAGTTGACGAAGAAGAATTTTTACTATCTTTGATTTTGCTCTCTTCTACAAAAACTGTCTTTATACCGCCGGGCTGGTTATCAAAAATATTTGGCATATTCGCCTCACTTGTAGTTGGAGTTGCCAGAACGCTGCCACTCTTGCTGCCTCATCGTTTCAAACCTGCTCAGTGACTCTACTAGCTTATACAAAGAATCACGCTCGCGTCTTGCTGAGGCGACATAGGCTTCGTGCCTCCTTTGAAGTCGGCGCCAATTAGAAACATTGGGGTCGGCTTCGACTTCCTTTTCAAGAAGCGTAAGCGTCTTGTGCTTGCCTTGATTGTCGTACTTCTCTATTGCTTTTAGAAGCTCATTGGCAATTTCCTCTGCCGCCCTTCTGCACTCCAAAGCAATTCTGTCTTCTCGCACGAGCATAAAACTCTTATAATAAGCAAGAAGTGAGTAATAAGAATACAAATTCTGTATTTCCTTATCAGAACATTTTGTCCAGTCCCAAGGAAGCTCTGGCACATCTGTCTCAGGAGGTTCAGGAAAGTGCCGTTTGTCTTTTGCCAGTTCGTTATCGACAAGTTCAAGAACGGAGTGATAATTATCGGTATTGCTAACAAGAACAGGCTCAATAACTATTTGCTCTTCTTCCGCTACCGCCTGATAAGAGTCTTCAATGCTGCTTGGAGTTTGAAGATCACTCTTCTCATCTTCTTCTGGTTCTTCTGGGTTGATATTTGCGGCGAGCTTGTCCAAACACTTAAAGACGCCTTGGCGAGACTTCGTGTGCGTTTCGTATTCCCACACAAGTCTAAGAAAGTCTTGTCGTGCATCACCACTAAGAGCAGAGACTTTTTCTAAGATCGAGTCAATAACTTGTCCTAATTTTTCATCTGCGTATCCGCCCCAAGGAGAAATAACGCCGCCTTCATCAGCTACTTCTTCAATCTCTGACTCTGGCTCGGTAGTTGTTTCTCCAGCAAACTCGTCGTCTGCAATTCTCAAAATTGCCTCTACCTCTGAGCCTCTAACGAATTGATCCCAAGCGTCACGCGCAAGATCAATTAACTTCTGCGCCTCTTCGATGGCCTTCTCATCTTCTTCTGGGATTGGGCCTTCGTAAATCTCTTCAATTAGTGCTTGAGCAATTATCGCTCTGGCTTTTTCTGGTTTCATAGTCATAGTGGGATCTTATCAACTCTCATTCCATCTGTCAAGAACTCTTTTTCTTGATTCTTCGTATGAATAATCGTCCCGCACGAGCTTGGCACGATTGATTCCAACTGAGTCCTCAAGCTTGTCAATGCCTTGTTCAAAATCTAGCTTACAACTCTTTTTGTAGCTACACCACTGGCACGGTTGGTAGCTCCACTTCCACCCCATCGGGTGTTTTTTAGATGGATCTACTGAGACAAGATCGCCGTCAATAAACATCTTCTGCCATTCTTTCAGGCGCTCGATGCCAGCATCAAAAAACTGCTGATCTAGATCAACCCTGAACTCCGCAGTTTCAAAGGGCTTATCTCTAGAGAGATAGTAAATAAAGCCGTGCGTAACGTGATCTAGATCTGACCACAAATCGCCATTGACTTGCGCGTGTTTGATAAGGGCCAGCTGGACTTTGATTTGTGAGATATGGCCGGGGTCAGGTTTTTTGGCGCCGGTCTGCATTTCCTCAATAACGCTCTGATATTTGGACTTGATTTCAATCGGGAGTGGTCGCGTATACCCTTCTGGAAGCAAGACGCAATCAACGGAACCAGTAAGCCAGCCGTCAGGATAGGAAAATCCTGTCTGCACTTCTGCATCTGGTGGAGCGCTGATCAGAATTCCAGCCTCGTTGAAAGTTGACACAAGCTCTTCTTCTACAGATTTGCCAGCAGCCATCACGGTTCGTGCGCGCCTATTGAATGGTTCTGCGCTCGGAAGATCCATCAAACGATACATCGCTTGTCTTGGACAAGCCTTTGGGTCATCGCCAGGAAATTGACTGGCATGATTGCTCGTGTGCCAAGGGTTTCCGTGAGGGCTGTTGCCCTCGTTGCCTCGCCACTTACGCTCTTCGACCTTCTTATAGGCAGCAATAGTAATAGGCTCAACAGTACGGCTAACCTGTAGCCGTGTGAGCATTTCTGCGCGAGTAAGCTTGTCTATTTTAGAGCCGTTGAACCTCGTGGCAATTGCTGATCTTCCGTTGTGCATCATTTTATCCTTTAGTGCTTAGCGCTTTATGCCGTAAAAATATAAATCGCAAGCCTCTTTGTTTGTTATAAAATTCCAAGTCGAAAAAGTTTCTTCTATGTCTATGCAATTAACGATATCGAACTCAGTTAGATTCTTATAATAATTGCCCCACTCTTCTCCATACTTCTCTAAGAAGGGTGCGTTTTCTGGGGTCGTTTTGACTGTGCCGTGCTCGTCCCTACCAGCAGAAGCACATGTAAAAATCATAATCCCGCCACTCTTTAACAGCCTTACCATGTTTCTGATTGTTTCTTCGTAATACATGTCGTGCTCAAAACATTCGCTAGACATAACTACGTCAAACTGAAATCCACATTCATACAGATGGCCCGGACAAACTAGATCAACATTTGGGCCTTCATCAAGATCAAGCCCGACGTAATAGTACGGCTGATCAAAAAAGTGCTTCGTGTTTCCGTTGATATCGAGAGATCCAATATCCAAAACACGGACATTAGAAAACATTTTCGGAAACTGTGATTTTACTGATTCAAAAAAATCCTGCTGCTGCTTATGTGCCATCCTTCTTGTCCTTTTTCGTTTTCTTCTCTTGAGCGAGCGTATGTTTATAGGCCGGGGATGTTGGGCGACCTTCCCTTGCTGCGATTGCATCTAACCAAGGTAAGTCGCTTGCCCGGACCCTGCCGTGAACGCTGTCAACTAAGCTCATTGTCGCTCAACTTGATCCAATCTTTCTTCCAGCGGTTTACAACCTTAATCTTACCACTAGAAATTAATTTTGCAAGGTCAGATTCTGGATCATCAATTCTTGATGCGTGGACAATAGACCCATTTGAGAGTTCTGCCATATCGCAAAGTCCCTCGTGCCTTGCCCGATCACACAGCCTGCAAAGTTTCGCCATTAGGAAGATTTCTCGCCGCCCTTGTGCGATTCATTTTCTTATAATGACCAATAACTTCATTGGCCTTACAACTATATCTATTGCTTGCATTATGAAATGGCATAATCTTTAAAGAACTTTGCTTGCCTTCTATTTTTACAAATTCTTCGACGCGAGCAATAAATTTTGTTCCCCTAATATCAACTTCAACAATATCGCCAGCCCTTACAGATGAAATATTCATTATTACCTCATTGAGATTTCGAGCGCTTTCGCTCTGATTTCTTCCTGAAACGTAAGATCGCCAGCGATAAATTCGCGCAGCTTCTTTTCGCCCTGGAACTTTTGATCGCCATAATAATAGTAGGCGCCCTTCTGTTGTACTAAACCGTAATAACGTGCAGCTTTGGAAACTTCAAACAGCCGATCAAACGTGAGTGAGTCAAGATCTAAGCGCATTGTAGCTGTCCGAAATGGACGGCAAACACGAGATTTTTGAATACGAGCCTTGATCTCAACTCCGTCAGGTTCTGCTTGACCGCTCATTCCTTTGGTTTGCGTGGCCTTCTCGTCCAAACTACCTTCGCTGTTGCGAAACAACCAACTACCTTTCTTGAAGTGAACAGTCATTGACGACTGATGATCAAGAATTCTTCCGCCGGGAGCTTCTTCTGCCCCTGTGCGGAAGTTTGTACGCACCTGATCAACCATAATAACTGTGTTCTCGGTAGCGTCAAAACGCTCGTTTAAGCGTCTAAAGGATTTGCCCCAAGAGCGAGCAGTAATGCCGGGCCGCCAGTCCCTTACGTCGGCATTAAGCTCGTCCTCAGAGACTGCTGCGGTACAAGAATCGACAACGTGAAGATGCACAACACTAAAGAGAGCCTCCATCTTATCTGTGATCTCTTCGATTGTTGTTCCTTCAACAACAATTAAGTCATCTACGTTAACGCCAATTTTTTCTGCCGTGAACTTTGGATCGTATTGCTTTTCTACGTTGTAGTAAGCGCACTTCAAGCCTTGCTTCTGAGCTTCGCGGATTACTGATAACGCAGTAAGCGATTTGGCAGAAGAATATCCACCGAAAAATCTAGACCAGCGACCGATTGGAAGACCGCCGCCCATAGCAACGTCAAGTTCAAGGCTGCCTGTTGAAATCCTCGCAGCACTTTCAAAATCATTTCCCATGCGAATTGAATTCTTGTACTTACTGTTGATTTTAGAAACAATTTCATCGTAATTTTCTGTGTTAACTGACATCTAATTCCATTTCTTTAGCGAATTGTTCTACAGAAGCAGCGTGTTCGCAAACAACGCTAACTGTTCCTTGCCAAGAGTCTGTTGGCCCAGTGACCATGATCGTTTTCCCCTCTGAAAGCAAATCGCCATACATACCAAGCGATTCTTTCCAGAATCTTACTCGCCATTCATTCAGGCCGTAGGCCAATATAACAGTCGCGAACGGGCTTCCGCCTTTTGTTCGCTTGCGGTCTACCTTAATGATTTCCCCGCCAATAACAACATTCCCGCTTTCAGTTTCATTGACTTCTTCTTGACTAAAGATATTTGATTCAATTAGTTCAGAATACTTTTGAATGTCTGCGGTGACAGTCAAGTTCATCCCTAGGCGCTCCCGCTCCCAAATTGAAATCTCGCTTTCAGTTGCTTCATCGCGAGCGCCGCAAAAATCAAACGCGCCGGATTCTTGAAGCGCCATAAGCGCAGTGTTATTAACTGCCCTTGCAGCAATTCTAGAACGAAAATTCTCCATTGAATCATAAATGCCTTTTTCTCTGTTGCTGATAATTGATTTAGCGCCTACTTCACCAACTCCCTTGATGGCCAGCAGGCCAACACGAATTCCTTCATCATCAACAGACCAGCCAACTTCTGAGTTATTGACGCACGGCGGTCTAATTTGTACGCCGCGCATCCTCGCTTCACGAATTACCTTAGAAACAAACTGTTGTTTCTCTTGAGGCTTTGACCCTGATGGGTAAGTCAAAACAGCGGCGTAAAACTCGAGCGGATACTTAGTTTTAAGGTACATATCTTGATAAGCCTGCAAAGCGTATGAGGCGGAATGCGACTTATTGAATCCGTAATTTCCAAACTCAAGAATTTTATGCCAAATCTCGTCTGCGGTCTTGCGATCAATACCTTTATTTTCGCAACCTTCAAACCATTTGACCTCAAAGCGCTTCATAAACTTTTTCGCAGCAGAACCGCCCTTAATTCTGTAAAGCTTGCCCATTGCCTTGCGTAAATCATCTGCCTCCCCGCCAGAGAAGCCGCCAATAGTCTTTGAAATCTCCATTACCTGCTCTTGATAGGTAACAAGCCCATAAGTCTCAGACAAGATCGGCTCAATAAGTGGGTGCCAAGTGTCGTACTCGCCACTTCGCTTGCGCTCGCCGTAATCCCAAGTAACCCCGCCTTTCATTGGGCCTGGCCGGTACAGAGCGTTTGCTGCTGCAAGATCAAGAGCGACATCAGGCTTGATGTCTTTTAGCAGACCAGTAATCCCGCTACTGCCAAACTGGAAAATCCCAATCGTGTGGCCATTGCCGAATCCATTCATTACTTCTCTATCAACGTCGTATGGATCTCTTAGCGGGCCGAGCGAGTAAAGATCAACTGTTTCTCCGTATCGCTTCTCAATCAAATTGCAAGCATAAGCGTGACGATCAAGACCAGTAATGCCAAGAGCATCAATCTTAAGAAAGCCGTAGTCAGAGACGACTGGAAAATCTGCTGCGTCTGACCAAGAGGTGACAAGATCGCCTTTTTTGCCTCTCTCCAAGGCTATGTATTCAACAACTGGGCCGGGAGTAATGATAATTCCAGCAGCGTGTTTGCCAGCGTTCTTAACAGATCCTTCGAGGCGCAAAGCGTGTTCCCAAATATCTGGATGTTTTTTCTTAAAGTCTTTTAGCCTGTTGTTGTTCGGAAGAATCTCTTCAAGTGTCGTGTCCTCGTCGTCTTGACGAATATCAATTGTGTCAGTTACAGCGTGTGCCTCGCCGTATGGGATATCGTAAACGCGACAGAGATCTTGGATGACAGATTTAGGCTGAAAGCGCGAGTGGGTGATGATGTCAGCAACGTGATCTGCACCATATTTGCTGGCAATATAAGCCTTTACCTCGCCACGCCTATTGCTCTGGAAGTCAAGGTCGATGTCTGGAAGCCCCTTGCGCTCAGGATTGAGGAAGCGCTCAAACAGAAGACCCCAAGCAATTGGGTCAATGGCGACAATTCCAACTAGATAAGAGATAAGAGAGCCAGCAGCAGACCCGCGACCAAGACCGACTCTAATGCCAGTCTTTTTTGACCAGCGCACCACATCGCCAACCAGCACAAAGTAGTCAATAACTCCCTTGCTGGCAAGAATTTCCCACTCCATCGCGATCCGCTTTAAATAAACTTCTTTGGGCCATTTCTCCCAATGACTTTCTGGGTAATTGGTAAGAATTTTCTCTAGGCCGTCGTTGATCCATTCACGCAAGATCTGTTCTGCTGTTATCTTCTCGCCGTCATCAATAACCTTTGGCAGTTTTGGAGATTTGTCCAAAAGAAATGGTGTTGCTTTTCTTACAAACAGGCCAGTGTTATCAAGTGATTCTTGAACAAAAGATTCAGAAAGGCCAGGATGATTTTCTCTAAACCAGTCAAACATTTCTACTTCAGAAGAAAGATAAAGGGTTGGATTTAACTCTGCGAGATAAACAGGTTTCCCTTTTTCTCTGTCTTCCTCAACTCTTGCAAATGAAGTTGCTGCGCCACACATTTTTGCGATCCTGTGTGTTTCGGCCCATTCTTTGAATGGGAAGTGGGCGTCATTGGTGGCGATTACGCCAATCCCACGTTCCTTTGAAATACCAGCGATCTCGAGATTGAGAATTTTCTGTTGCTCAAAATCGTGAGGCATAATCTCGAGCCAGAAGTCTTCACCAAAGATTGAAGTCATGGTGTCGATATATTCTCTGACGCTAACTGAGTCGCCGCCCTCAATAAGATTGTTCAACCAGCCAGAAACACAAGCGGAAGAACAAGCAAGACCTTCCGAGTGCCTGCGCAGAAGGTCGTAGTCAACGCACGGATATTGGTAGTAGCCGCCGCCATCGTCAATTTCAGCGTAAGCAATACTGACAAGACGAAGAAGATTGTGCCAACCTCGAAGGTTCTTGGCAGATAAAACAAGATGCCAAGCCTGTCGTGTGTCTTTGCTGGAGCGATCCGGCCTGAAATAAGCCTCTACGCCAGAGATCGGCAAGATGCCGACATCACGGCAGGCTTCGATGTGCTCTAGTGCTCCGCTGAGCGAGCCGTGATCGGTCTGCGATAGGGCAAACTGATTAAGCTCAGCTGCTCTTTCAGCATATTGCTTGGACGAGCCACAGCCGTCAAGTCGAGAATACTGTGAGTGCCGATCTTCGATGCAAGTGTACGAAGTCACTTGGCATCAGGCATCACCTTCCTTTTGCTTTAGTTTTGCCTCATTGATGATTTCAGCTAATGCGTCAAGAGCCTCATAAGTGAACGGGATATGAACCATTGTTCCAGACTTTTCATCTAAGAAATTGAACTGAACACCTTCTTCTGTCTGGTCGCCACCCCACTTACAACTTTCAATAAAGATTCTAATCATTTTTAATCACCTTCTTTCTATGAACAGCCAGCTCCATTAAATAATAGATTTCGTTTTCATAATTCTTGATGTCGGCATTGATAACAGCTACATCGACAAGCGAATTAGTTATGCCTTGCTCGCTGCTGTGATTATCGAATAAGGCGTTTGCCCTTTTAACGCTCCAAATTGATCCACCAGCCTCTTTAATCCTTTGCGCCTCATTGTTGTATCGAACATCAGTGACGACGCAGATATCAGAAAGCTTACCTTCATCGGAAAACTTATCGCGCCAATCAGGAAGCGGAACGACCTGATTGAGCCAAAAGTCATCACCGAAGATTTCACGGTGAGCCTCAAACCCAAAATGTTGTAGAGCTTCTCGCCCGGTAACTTCGCAGCCATTTGCTGAAATGATTGAATTGATTTTCAATTCATCACACCAATCAACAGCAGCATCACAAGAAATATTTGGCTTAAATATTCTCGCAAAGCTCCACTTGATTGAATCAGCGAAAGCGCGGCGAGCGGGAATTAAACCATTACCTACAGACCATTCTTCAATGATCTTGTAGGCGGTATCTTTACCGCTGCCGCGCCCCCCTGTTATACCGATCAAGGTCGGTATTCGGCTAACCACCTTGCGGCGGTCAGTCTACGCTCACGCGAACACGCTTGGTCGTTTCGACCTTTGCGCGGATGCGAGAGATGTAACGTTCAGGGATAACGAAAAAAGGCTGATCTTTCAGCTTATCTTCATTCTCCTTTAGGAAATCGCTAGCTGCCGTCTCTGCGTTGCGTGCTTCTGCCGCGCCGAGAAGTACCAGCGTTCCGTCAGACCGCTCTTCATAAACGTGATACTTAGCGGTCTTAAGTGGATGCTTTCGCGGGCGACCGGGGCCACGACGCGAAGCTTCCTTTGTTTTGGTCATCTCTGCCATTGCTACCTCCTTTGGTGATGAGTTGTTTTATCGGTTGCGCATAAAGGGATTCACGGTTTGCTGCTGAACAGACTGTCCGTTGCCCCCTGTAGAACCACCGGCTAGTTCCGCAAGGAAGTCTTCGTAAGACTTCGGTGTGGTGAACTCGCTCAAGTCAAACTTTGCGCTTGCAAGCTCAAGTTCTGCCTTGTCTAGTTCCTGTGGGCCTGCGTCAGTATCAGCAGGTGAAAGCAAATACTTAGTATCAAGGCGCGAACCCTTACGCTTGACCTTAAACTTGCGCGACATTAGGCCCTTGTAGTTGGCATTGATTTCATCCAACTCTTCAAATAGGCGGATGCCAGATGACCAGATCGCAACTTGAGGCTTATTCCCAAGGGTGACTGGATCTCCAGTGCTGTCACGAACGATCTTGCCGCCACCAGCTTCATCGCGCTTGAAGATAGGAGCTTCGTCCCAAATCAAGTTAATGAATCCACGGAACTTGCGATCCATATCGCGCTCGCAGCCGGGGCATGGCGTTCCATCTTTTTGCTGATCAAGACACGGGGTTTGACGACCCCAAGCACGGCCTTCAACTGGAATCTCGTGCATCCAGCACCAAGCGATGTCATCGTCCTGCTCAAGAAAACGAACAGTTGCCTCTTCGCCCTCAAGAAGACGGAAATAAAGAGCGCTCGGGCCATATTGCTTGCCTTTGCGTGACTCGATTTCTGCTCCTGCTTCTCTAATGCCTGCAAAACCTTTGGACATGTTTTTCTTCTCCTTAGTGGTTATTTCTGATTGCTTGAGAGGATCTTAGCAAAGTTCTAACTGAATTGACAGCCAATGCGCGGAATCTTTCAAACAAGCAGCAATTTCATTATCACTCATTGAAGCCGGATCGCCCTCATGTGCAGGGCAAATACGAACATCAACGAAGTCTTTTAACTCATCTACTATGCCGTTGTGATGACGGTTTTTACTGTCCTGCCAGCCCCATGTTGCTGATTCTCCGGCTGGATCAGAGTCTAAAAACAGAATAACTCTGTCACTCTTTTTCTTTATTACGTCTGCGTGAAAACTAGAAAAATAAGAGCCGTTGATCGCAACCGCCGTGTGACCAGTTTTCATATTGACCGAAACAGCATTGAGTTCGCCTTCGCAAACAACAACAAACTCTTCATCGCCTTTTACACGATCAGCGCCAAAGACAACTTGCGAAGTGTGATAACACGGGAAGCCGTATTTAATCTCTTTGCCGGGCTTGTCGCCCAAAACAAAATACTTAGGGAGTTGACCCTCGCGCCAAGCGCGCCCTTTGAACCCAATCACTTTGCCTTGTTCTTCTCTGACAGTGAACACGGGCCGGTCAGAAATCTGGTCATATCCGAAATCCCATTCATTCAGCGTTGCCGCATCGAAGCCGCGCTCGATCATATAACTCAAAGGCTCAGGCACATACTGTTTGCGCCTAATAGCGAAATCAACTGATTCCCAATCGACTGCAATTTTTTCTACAAAGTTCTCGTCAATAATCGGCTGAATGATTTGCTCATTTTCAAAATTAATGATTTTTTCAATCTCTTTGAGAACATCTCTTTCATCAGGGTTAATCGCGCCCGGCTGATAACGCTGCCGCAGTAAGCGAATTGCCTCAAGTGGGCTGATCCCTAAAACGATCTGCGTAAACGTGAGCGCATTACCTCGCTGCTTGCAGCCGTGACATAAGAAAGCAGACGTATCAACATTCATGTAGCAAGACGGATTCTGGTCTGCCCCGTCGTGATTCGGAAAAGGACAAGAAAAGCGCATTTCCTCTTCTGTCGCAAAAGAAAGATTGCGAACCTCAAGAGTATTTAAAAAATGTTCTACGTCTATGCAGGAAGGATCAAATGCTGACATCTTTGTATTCTGCCTCTACTTGTTCTGCGTTAATTTTTGAACAGTCATATCCGTGTCTGTTAAATTTTCTCAGTATCTCTTGCGTTGAATAGGCTTCTTCCCAGTCCGGTCTAACAACATAAGTATCAACAACAGGAAAGCTTATCCCGTTCCTCATCGCCTTCTGAGGAGACTCCCCAATTCCAATTGTCAGCCGGTCGTAACGCACTCTCGCGTAGAGAAAATTACCATCTTCTAACTCGGCTTCCCATTGACAGGCATGAAACTCAGAAATTTTTGTAAGAGATATTATTTTCATTCTGGAATTTCAGGCTTATTAAATTTGTCTTTCAGAGTTAACTGGCGGAATTCCATATTGTCGTGATCCCACCGTGCCATAAATTTACCAAGTCGCCCATCTCTATTTTTGTTGAGGCGAATCTCCATTTCTTTGCGCTCTCTCAATTCGTCATCAGCAAATAGACCAATCATAATATCTGAATCTTGCGCAACGGAAAGCGAATAGCCAATGTTATCTAGTTCTGCTCCCTCTTTCCCGCTAGAACGATTTGTTTGCGCTGCTGCGACTATCGGTATTCCAAGTGTCCGAGCGTTCTGTTTGAGATCCTGAGTAATTTCAGTAAGTGATTGCCACATAGACATATTGCGACTAGCTCGACTGGTGCGAAGAAGACTCAAGTAGTCAACTAAAACTAAATCGGGCTTGTGCCGAACAGTTTCAGCAAAGATATGGTCAGGAGTGCATCCTCTGATCGAATCAACTACTGGTATATCGTGTGTCTTGTCTGAAATATCTTGGGCCGTCTTTCGCCAGTTCTTTATCTGATCTTGTGGAAGCTTTAACTGCTTAATCTTTGAGTAGTCAAGCGAGGCCGCCATCGCGTCAAACTTTCTCAGGATTGCGCCAGCCTCCATCTCAAGGGAGATGTAGAGCGGCGTATAGCCCTGTGACCAAGCGTTGAAGGCCAAAGCCATAAGCATCGTTGACTTCCCGAGTCCTGAAAATCCAGCTATTACCACAAGCTCATGTGACTGGATGCCGCCAGTCCATTCATCAAGAGTTGGAAAGCCAAATGGAACGCCAGTTATTTTGCCTTCTTTGACGCGCACTTCATAGTCATCAACGCGCTTATCCATATCTGAGAACCTTGCCACCTTTGCAGATGGCACAAGGGTCGCCAGACGACGACTAATCTCCAGGAAGTGAAGATCAAGATCCGCCCCCTCATCAGGATCTTTTGTCAGGACGGCAAGTTCAAGCAATGCCTCTTGCGATAAACGACGCTTGCAGGTAACTGTGAACTTATCTATCAGATACTCGAGCGGATCTTGAGAATGCTCGATTTCCCAATTCGGTCGGTCAGAAGCAACTGCACTTGTTGAAGGCGGGGACTTATAATTTCTAGCGTAATCAGTTATGTACTCAAACATATCTCGACATTCATCATCGGCGAATAAATCTGGTCTTACGCCTTTTGATATCGCTTCTTCGAGTTGTCCTGTTGTGATTACCTTATTGATTAACGCTTTCTCAACATTGATAACTACACCACGCCTTTGCGATATTCATTAATGTCTTCGCTATTGAAGGTGAACTTAATAGATGTTGGGCGAGCAGTAATCTCAATCATCTTTCCTTCAATATCCTTAACAGGAATATCAAAATTGTTTTCTGGATTCCACTTTTCAGAATCAATGTGAACTGATCCTGTGCCGATCATTTGTTCAACGCGGCTGGGTGGCATTCCAAAAAGACCAGAGACAACGGACAGAATGTTTACAGTCTTGTTGTCGCCTCCAAAGTTTTCAATCTCAACCTTAAGCTCTTTTGGCTTGGCGGTCGAAGCTTTCTTCGGTGCCTTTGCCTCTGGCTGATCGTCAGTTTCCATTAGTTACCTGACCTTGCATTGACTCCATCACGAGATTGCGCTGAACAGCAACAACATCGCCTTCAACAATCGCGGCAAGCTCATTTAGAGCGGTCGCCATAGTGTTTCGCTGTTCGTCTGAAAAATAAACGTCGCCAACCTGATCAGCATCGACAAACGCTGTAATCTGCGCCGGACCAATACTCACATTGGCGTACTGCCCTGTGGGAATAAGCTCAGCCGCCGTCATAGTGATTTTCATCATAGGCTGGCCGTTAACCCCTGCTGGCCAGCTATCTGAATCAACCGTTTCTCCAACCTTCTTTGCCTGTGCCATTGCGATGCCTGCTTTCTGTTTGCTCTGCTTGTCAGCCTTACCAACCGATTTAGCAATGAATGGATTTGTCATTTCTTCTGCCATTATTGTCTCCTTTATCTGCTTGTTAGATTTCTAAAGATTTACTTTCTTGCGCGGCGTTCGCATTGCGGCAATCGCCTTATCTAGCTCTGTTTCTGTTGGGTTGTAATGAGGAAGCCCCTTTCCGGGCCTTCTATCGGTGTCCCTGATCCACTTTCTGATTCCTTCTAGTTGCTCAGGCGTCCAGTAGCGCCAATCGCGATCCCCTCTATGAGGAATCAGATGGCTAGGGATTACGCCAAGCTGCTCCCATTTTCGCAATGTTGCCATGCGCCTGTTGAGCAATTGCGCTGCTTCTCTAATGTAAATCCTCTCAACTATCTGCTCATTTTCTATCATAGGTGGGATCTTAGCAAACCTTAAGACAGACTTCAAGAAGAACTTTGTAATTACGCCCCCGGTCGGAATCTACGCCCCCGGTCGGAATCGAACCGACGACCTGCGGATTAGAAGACCGCTGCTCTATCCGCTGAGCTACAGGGGCAAACTCAAAGCGACGGAAGCTGCTTTGAAATATTCTGATCGACATTATCGGTCGAAACTCCGCTAACAGGGCCGCGATCAGTGTGCTGCCAAATGGCCCAACCAGCGTGATTCCAAGCCGCAGGTAGATACTTGTCTGGGTTTGTTACATAGGCAGCAAGCCAGAGCGGGCAACCAAAGTTATTGCTGTAGGAATTAGTATTGGCGTCCCAGAAAGGACCCCCGGTATAAATGATTGGGGTTTTTCCAGTAATGGCTTTAAGCTCGTCAACTGCTGAACTCAAGTAAGCAAGAACTTTTCCGCCTGACAGATCGCCATTTTCCTCAAAATCAATTACGGGCCGAAGGTCGCCTTCTTTTCCCCAACCGGCTGATTGTGCCTGCTTCATAAAAAACTTCATTTCCTCCGCGCCTGAGCGATCACGCCTGGGCCTTAGATAGTGATAAACGCCAACTTGGACTCCAGCTTTTCTCATTGCAGTAACCCGAGCTGAAGTCCAAGTCGAATCTTCCCAATCACCTCCTTCTGATGTCTTGCAAAAGGCGTAATCAATCCCGGCAGCTTTAACTTTGGCCCATTCGACTGATCCGTTGTGTACCGAAACGTCAATGCCCTTTTTATGCTCACTCTTGTTTGTAGGGTGATTCAGAACCACCGGCTTTTTTGCTGGCGTCTTAGGGACAACTGGCTTCTTATCCCGAGTTGGAACGGGCGCTTTAGGGTGA